ACCCCCTTTCACCTATATATTATTACATGTTATAACATTTGTCAACATTTTTATAAAAATAAGGCGGTATATCTCAACCGCCTATTTAATTAAAATGGTAAATCTTCTTCTTGTGTGCCCGGTACTTTGTCTTCTTTAAATTCTGGATCTGGTTGATAGCCATTATCTTCTTGCTTCTTGCTTTCTAAAAATGTAATTTGGTCAGCAACAACTTCGGTGATATATTTCATCCCGTTATCAGATTCGTACTGTCTTGTTTGTATTCTGCCTTCAACGCCAATCAGATTTCCTTTATCGCAATACTTTACAAGGTTTTCAGCTTGTTTTCTCCATACAACACATTGAATGAAATCTGCTTCCTTTTCTCCTTGTTCATTTGTAAATGGTCTATTCACAGCTATTGTGAATGTTACAACAGATATATTGCTTTGAGTTGTCTTTAGTTCTGGTGTCTTTGTTAATCTACCAATTAAAATTGATCTATTCATTTTTATCTCCTACTTTCCTGATTTCTACTTTTACGTCCACAAATATTGATTCTAAGTATTTTTTTAAACGTTCTGCTTGCTCTAATGTCAAAACCTTATCATGTATTTTACTTTCTAAAACTACTTGGTACATGTTGAACTCCTTTTTGATATTTTAATTTTAATTCATCTAAATTTGGATATTTATGTTTTAAATACGATTTGGCAATAAGAGATATCGGTTCGCTGTATTTTTTTAAACCATTATCTAGTTTTGTATGGCAGCTCACACAAAGCATTGCTAAGTTTTCTACAACACCCATGCCGCCGTGAGACCTGTTAATAAATATATGTGCGCATTGCAAGTTGTACGAAGTTCCACACACTATACATCTACCTTTATCTCTCGCCATAACATCGCTTCTGACTTTTGTGCTAATTTTTGTTGCGTCTGACCGTTTCATTTATATGCTTCTTCTAATAATGCTATTTCGTTGTCGATGATTCCGTATTCAGCTGCATAGTCTTTTACTGCTTCAATAAGTTCGGTCATTTCTTTTGTGTTGAATTTACTTGATCCAATGTAACATCTAAAAGCGATCAATGTTTTGCCTTTTTCTGTTACCATGCTGTTTGGTAGTTCTTCAACATATCTAAAGTGTTGTTCTAAGATTACCTTAGCTTTTCTTTCAGCTGCTACTATTTCATACTTTACGTTAGCACGTCTTAAAAGTTCTTTATACACGTTCCAGATATCATCTTCTCTGTGTGAGCCGTTTACTTCATCTGATATGCGCTCAATAATTGCCCAAAGTAGTTTGTTTTGTTTTATGCTTCTTGATTCCTTGTGTTGCTTAATTGTTATTTCATACTTTTCAATGTGTGATATTTCTTGAATCAGTTTTTGAATGTGATATTCCGATAAATCAGTTTCTATAACAATTGTTCTGCCTTGACGAATAATACTATTTGATACAATCTTCATGATAAGATACCTTCTTCTATGTATCTGCTGCTTATGTGCAGCTTTACTAATTCACTTGTTTCTTTTTTATTCGATTCAAAGAATTCTTCTGCTTTATGAAACGCTAAATGATTTTCAGCAGCTTTTACCTCGTACGCATACTCTCCAACAGATAATTTTTCAATAATATCATTCATTATTCTATCTGCGTCATGATTGTATTCTAAAGCGTATAGATCATATCCTTTTGCATGAATCCCGTCTAAAGTAAATGTGTCAGTCGCATGAAACACTTTATAGTCTTTTAATTTGTCAATTATTCTCCAACCTACATTTGGAACGTCGTGATAGAGTTTAAAAGGGCTTAATATATAATTTCCAAACGAATATACCTTACCTTCTTCAAAAACGACGTAGTGAGGTATATTAAGCGTCTTAAATGATTCTTCCAAGTGTTTTGGAACGACCCACAATAGGCTAGGTCTATTCTTAGCTAGAGTCTTCATAGTTGTTGTTTTGAAATGATCACCGTGCCTATGAGTTAATAACACCAAACGGATTTTATCTTCAACCGGTTTTATTGTTTGGTAGTTAACGCCACAATCTACCATGATTTCATCAAAATAAACTATGGCGTTCCCTTTGCTAGAACTTCCTAATATGTGAATATTAGATGTCATCTAGTGTTTTTTTCTTTGGTTTGACAGTGACCGGTTGGACTTCTACTTCACCTATTGTTGGATCAACTTGAACAGTGGTTTCTACAACACTACCTGTAGGCTTGTTATTTAAGTTTTGCCACGCTTCATCTTCATCAATCAAACCTGCGACATCTTCAACAAATGCTTCTCTTAATGCTCTGACTAGTGCTACCTTCTCAACCATAGTTGCGGGTCTATTAGCCCAGTTTGTATTTGGCTTACCGTCACCTTTTGTTTGTATAGCTTCTTTAAGCGAAACGGCAGTCTCTACAGGGTAGTCCCAACCTTTTCGATAAACTCTTGCCCAACCGCCAACTAAAGTTTCACCTTCGACGACTAAAGCACCGTTGCGATATTCAATCTTTCCGTCTTCTGTTTTAACAATAACACCTTGCTGTCTACCGTTAAAACTTTTGTGCGTAACCGCTCTTTTAACGATAGCGTCTTTACCAACGACAATTTGAGCTGCGCTTGTGTCACTATACTTGATCAGATGAACTTCTTTAAGAAATGGATTGAGTTTACGAGCTATACACAATTCTACAAATAATTTATATTCGCTCTCCGTGATATCTTGACCACCGGTAATGAACCTTTTAACAATTGAAGGCGATAATTTAATCTCATGGCCGTCTATTTCATATTTGACAGGTGCGATTTGTTCTTCTAATGCTTCTGCATTTAACTTCTTCATATCTTCTTTACTCATATTTGATACCCTCTGCTTTCATGTATTCTCTTAATTTTACAAGTTGTGTTCTTGGTGCTGTTACTGTAAATGTGATTGTCATATCTTCTTCGACCTCAATCACTTTTTCAATAGGTTTGATAATAGGTTCAGCAATAATTTCAGACTTAGCTTGAACTGAAATTTGTTCTTGTTGTAATTCGCGATTCAATTCAATGCGACTTCTTTGAAGGTCCTTACTCAATCTGTATTTTGCTAAAAGTCTTTGTTTGTTTGCGTCTGTGTCAATCTCTTCTAAATCCAACAACACTTTATTGACATATGCTTTAATTTCGTCTTTAAGCTTGTTTTCACTCGTAGATAAGGTAACATTCAAGTTAATGTTATCAAACGTCACAAAGTCGATATTTTGGTGCAATGCTTTGAATTCATCAAAGTATGTTCTTAGTCTATCTTCTTTTTCTTTCTTTTCTGCTGTTTCTTGTGCCTTTACTTGCGTGTCTAAGGTTTCAACAGCGTCTTTGATCATGGTCGTGATTTCTTTGACCTGGCTTTCAAATAATTCAAGAGGTTTGATGAATTCGTTTTTGATTTTGATTCGTTCATCATTCAAATTTTTCGACACTTTGTTAAGTTCTGCCTTCTTAGTTTTGATTTCACTCTTGTTATCTTCTGTTAACTTTAAACCTTTGTATGTCTCTAAAGTGCTTGTGACTTCTTTTTTCAATTCGTCATAATTGTTGAATTGAATGCTTCCTTCTTTTTGTACAACTTGTACGGTTAAATCAGTTTTGATTACTGCGTTTTCCATGTTATATCCTTTCTTAGTCGAATAGCGACTGCTTCATGTATTTGTCAGCTGTATAGTTGACATCTTTTGTTTTACCATTTATTTCTAATTTAATCTGGTCTTGCGGTGGTGCGTCATATTGTTTTTTTATTTCTGCTATATGTGTATATAACCAATTGACTTGTGCAGGATCATTAGCAATCATTCTTTCGATTGCACCTCTGACTCTGCTTTTAAGCATTGCGTTTGCTTTAACGCGTTCTTGTTCTGTGGGAATAAAATATCCGTTATGATTTGCAGCAATTATCGTGTATCCTGGTTTGTACCTTGTGATATTGCTAATCGCTTGTCTTACTTGGCGTTCTTTCATATTTGTTATTTTCGCAAGTTCGTTCATATGGACTGCGTTTTTTTCTCCCAAGCATTCTGATCTTAAATACGTATAGATTGACCATTCTTCTGTTGTCAATTTATTCTTTACTAGTTTCATAGTTTTCGATGTCCTTTCTCATCTCTAACACAAACTCTGGTCTTCTCATGCCGAGCATGCGTGCCATTTTTGCCATTTCCTTACTGGTCCACTTTCTAGACCCGACCAACTTTCTATGCAGCGAGTTCCTGTGTATCCCTAACGCATTTGCCGCCTGTACAACTGTAATTCCCTGCTGTCTCATCTTTTGTCTTATCATCCACTTTCACCACCTTCCACCCTAATATTTGATACATGAACACCTGGTTACATGTTTGAAGGTCGACAACTTCTACTACATCTTTTTCATTTCTAGTGTTTGGATCTAATATTTGATATTTCATTTGTCTATCATCTCCATATAAGCTTTAACACTTTTCGCATTTCTTGGGTCTAGATTTTCTTGCTTACACCAACTCATGAATACATCCCAATCGTTAGGGTCAACTTCTTCATGGCACGTCTTGTGTTCATCATTTGGGTCTAGCCAGCAGTCATCACCATAGTATGTACCCGTGTACATGTCATCACTAAATACTATCATCCCTAAATCGTCTCTATATACTTTCATTTTTAACACTCCCTTTCTTGGATTGTACTTTCATTATACATAATCGGTTGCACATTGTCAACACTTTCGGTTGCATTTTATTTTTATTTTTTTTGCTAATAAAAAGCACCTATTATTTAGGTGCTTGTTCTTCTTTAGTTCCAGCTTGTTTTGTTTCATCTCTTAATATAACGTCTTCTTTTATTTTTACGAGTTCGTGAGTTCCTTTTTTGTAGTCAACATATGAATCGTATAACGTCTTTTTAAGAATGACTTTCTTTGGTAAGTCGAACCTTAGTTTAAATGTAAATGGTACAAAGGACATAATAAACGTCAACATCAAACCAATTGATATAATAAGCACACTGACCAACGCCTCGCCAAGTCCGTTAGCATTAAACGCCATATTGACTGTCATACCACCAAACATGACACCAGAAACGATTTTACCGAGTTTGCGAAGGTATTTGCCTTTGTTCTTATTAAACGAAGCCCTGTAGTTAATATGGCCATTTCTAGTCAGTTCATAATATAGTGGTAAATTGAAGCCATACACATTATGTTGAATTGGTTTTAGTTTCTTAAATTTCTTAAGCTGTTTATCATCCAAATCTTCTACTTTTTTGTCGCCAACAGAAAACAGGTAATCTTCTTGCATTCTTAGTAACTCTGCTTTGTTCAGCTTCTTGATGAAGTTTCTAAAATCGTCCATTTCATTATTGACACTTGCAATAATTTTATTGTTTAACTTATCAGCTAAATTAAACTCTTCGCTTGAAAGCCCGTTACTGATACCTGAATCTATTGCGCCGGATTGTACCGTGATGTTAAGAAATATAATGAAAGCTAGGTTGGTCCACGTATCCCATGAATTCAAGACCGATTCTACTGATCCGTTAAATACCAGTGTTTTATACGCAAAATATCCGATGATTGCCAGGGATGTTACAATCCAAACCGAGTATTTGTATACATTATCTAGTAGTTTATTCATTTAACGCGCCTTTTAATAAAGTCAATAGATCGTTTGTTTTTTTCTCTTTTTGTGTTTTCGTAATCTTTCCATGTTCAAAAGTATATTCTAAGCAATAGATTGCCCAAGATATGGTAGCAACTATGAAAACCCCTAAGAGATTAGAAACAATTGTATCAATAATATATAAAACGACAGTCCCCGTAGATAAAGCGATTAGAGCTGATATTCTCGGATATGTTTTCATTATATCCATTTTCCCCATTACAACGAGTGCAACGATCAGAGCACCTAATACCGATATAAAGAATGCAACAGGTATTTTATATCCTTGCTGCTTTTCAATCAGTTTCATGTTAATAAGTTCTAATTCGCCTTCTTTGTTTTCTGTGTAGTTGTAGTACGAATAGCCAATGCGAATCACGTCATCAGATTCTATAACCGCGCCAATCATACCCTCATATAAAATGACGTACCCGCCATTGAAAGAAGTGTCAGTTTTAGAGTAAATAAAATAAATATCTTCCTCAATATAATTCATCACCTGGATATCTTCTATTTTTGCGTTGATCGTAACATCTGGTGTGACACTAAATAAAACAGCATTTAGAAATAAATATATTAGCAATGGCAAAGATAATGTTAGTATGCGTATAATTTTACTCTTCATGAAGTACACCTTCTATCAGAGCCTTTACAGCTTCGTCAATTAAAGGGTTCGATAGTTTGGCGGACAAATCTGTTTCAAGCAATTTGTTTGTATGATCTTGTTTATTCACTAGAAGCTGCAGCAACGTTTTTATATCTTGGTTTTCTTTCTTTATCGCTGCATACTCTTTCGTTAGTGTCAAAAACTTCTCTAGCGCTGTATTTGTTGTGTCTTTGACTTCTATATCATGTTTAGCTAAAAGATGCTTAAAATAGAGCCCAGCGCTTCCTAGTAGCGTTGTTGTACCGCCGCCGATTAGTATCATGTGAATGTCTAGTCCTTGAAACACTTGGTATTCTGGCGGTAATGATATGTATGTAGCACTAGCTAAAGCAAACAATAGATTTGAATATACAAATACATTAAACATCCCACTAATAAGTTTTTTCATCGTGTGAGCCACTCCCTTACATTTTTTTCGAATACACTTTCTAGACTGTCTAGTCTTTTTCTAAGTTCTTCGTTTTCTTTAAGTGATTCTTTGACTTCCTTTAAAAGTCTTTCGTTTTCTTCTTTTAGACCTAAAGTTTGTTTTTCTAATATATCCAGTCTTTTGTTTGCTGACGACTTTATTTCATCAATAAATTCACCTATTGGCACATCTTTTATTTTGATTTGCCCTAGAGGAATATATCCGAAATCATCAACGCCTGGACCTGTCTTAACATAAACATCATGGACTTTAGCTCTTGTTTTCGATGTTGTCATGATTTTTCTCCTTTTTAAAATCTTCTCTGTATATCAACCTGTAAATAAATGGCGATATAATAACGATCACTATTTTTTCTGGTGTGCTTGGTAACCATAAAAATGCGATATATGCTCTTGCTGCCCACTGTAAACTACTCGGAATCACTGGTGCAAACGCAAAGAAGTACCATATGCCGTTTGTAATCATCCAGATGAATAAAACAATCGGCAACATCTTCCATGTACAGTAAGGTTTAATCCAAGACCATATTTTGCCTAATTGCTGTAATAGGTATTGGATTGTTCTTTGCATAGCTCAACATAGGTTCTGTAAGCTAGGTATTCTTCGTCTTGGGCGTTTGCAATACCTTTATTGATGACTGCGAATTCAGCGTCTTGGGTGTAACGCAGACGAATGAGCGCCGAAACCATTTCATGTCGGTGTGTGATTGAAGCTGTGATGTGCGTCAGTTCTGACTCATATACTGTAACTTCTTCGCCGTCCTGAATTTTTAATTTAGGTGTGACGTTCTCATTACCGATGATTTCATAGATTGTACCGCTAAGATGTCTGATTGCTGTATCATCTGGCACTTGCGTTGATTCGTTTTTAATCTTTCTAATTTCCATGTCTAATTAACTCCTTCATAAGTTTTATGTTTTCAAAATACTTTTTATATAACATGTATGAATCTGAATGTTTTAGCCAACCTAAATAACTCATCATGCTGCATGCTAAATGTTTGGTGGGCTTCTTTTTGAATTTGAAATATCGTTTACGCATTCTTCGAGTGATCCTTTTTCTGACATACGTCTTATCGCGGTGGAATACATATCCAACGAAATCGAGCGGACGTTTGTCAACATTGAACACCTGCCAATTTTCTTTTATGGTAAGACTTTCTTTCTTAAGAAATGCTTCAATCAATAACTTATCTTTACGCAACTTCTTTTTATTGCTTCCAAAGATGACCATATCATCCATGTATCTAACATAGTAAGTTGCGTTAAGTTTTTCTTTGATGTAGTGGTCTAAATCTTGCAGATAGAAGTTTGCGAACCACTGTGATGTATAATTGCCTATCGGTATACCTAAATGATGACTGTCAATAATGAGTTCTAATAGCCATATAACATCTGGGTCTTTTATAATTCTCTTAAACTTTTTCTTTAGTGTTTCTTTGTTGATGTTTGGATAATACTTTTTAACATCTAATTTAAGTGCATACTTCGTGTTTTTGTAATCCGTTCTTACCCACTTTTGAACCGCGTCTTTCGCATATATCGTACCGCGACTTGGAATACTTGCACAATTCCATTGATACATCCCACGTGTAACTTGTGGTTTGATGATGTTCATTAAACACCAATGTATGACTTGATCTGGAAAGAACTTCGGTTTGTAAATAATGCGTTCCTTTTTACTCGCACCGTCAATTAAGACTGACTCCCAATATGGATTAGGTATATACGTTTTATTTTTAAGGATGTCATGGACTTTATCAATCGCTTTGTCTAAGTTTTCAAACACTTTCATGACTCCACGTTTATGACGTTTTCCTTGACTCGCAGATAGTATCGCTTGACGGATATTATCTTTATCGTATATCTTGTGATAGAT